CATGTCTAAAACCTTGGCACTTGTCTGTCCCATATCTTCTAGTAAAGCTGTACCAAAGAATAGGTTTGACTTTTCAGCCGCTACAATATGGTCTGCTGGCATTCCAGGCGCTTTAAATACTTTGATCCCCTCGAAAGTTAGACCGCCGTTATCGTACCATAGTGAGCCTCTGTTGTCAACTCCGTTTGCACCGCCACCGTTTCCAGCAACCGCACCGAAACCACCTAAAGCGCGTACATATTTTTGAAATGCGCCAGTAGGTAGGTACAAGTGTAAGTCCTCTTTTCCATATACGGCCGCAGGTATAGCGTCTACTACTCGACCTAATTCATCGATGATATTGTCAGCTGTAAACTCTGTAGCTGTTACGCCTGGTACGTCGTTGACGTCGGCGTCTGCTAGAGCTGCTACAGTAATTCCTGTAAACTCGCCGCTGTTAGCACCTAGACCGCCCCAAATAGACTGCTCTACGTTTTCAGCTACTTTTGCTGCAACGTGCGCCATAATATAGTCAGCAAACGATGTAGGTAGGTTTTTGTATGCGCTGTTGCCCATTTCTAAAGCCAAATAGTCGCTCAAAAAGTCTTTTTTACAAAGTTGTAGGTTAACTTGGAACGGCTCTACTTCTAGAATACGCTCGCTCAAAGTAACTTGGTCGGCTGTTACTGTAAAGTCGCAAGTCGCGTCTGTTACAATTCCTGTAGTGTCTAATTTTTTTACTACTTCTTTGTATTTTACATTTGGTTTTACGGTAATACCGCCTTTTTCGATAGTGTCGCCAGAGAGCAAAGCCGCGGAAATTATTTGTCCTAGGTATTGTCCCTCGTAACTTGTAGTAATGGTATCTACAGAGCCATTACCAGTAATTGTACGTAAGTGTGTTTTTCTCATTTTAATTTAATTTATGTACGTTTTTTATTTATTAAAAATTTTGCTAAATACTCGGTTTTGAGTAGTGTTTGCATTTGCCCCCTGGCTATATAAATTAGCCGTAGTTGTTTGTTTCGCCTCTGGGTTATGTTTCATAGGTTTAGTAGCTGGCTTTTGGCTAGACATTTTTTCTTTTTCGTCTTCTTTTTTGTCTTGCTCTTCAAATTTCTTTTTAAGCTCTTCAACCTCTTTTTTGACCTCTTCAATAACAGGCGCTACCACTTCAACGACTGCCTCAACGATAGCGGCTACCTCTTCGACAGCTGCCTCTGGTACGTCTTCTACGACTACCTCTTCTTCTAGCATTTCTTTGTCGTCTTCTTTTTCGTCTTCTTCTTCTTCTTCTAGGTCTTCGACTTCGAGTTTTACCTCGCTTATCATGCCCTCTTCGGTAACGACAATAATTTGCCCGTCAGCGGTTGTATACTCGCCTACTGGCAAAGGTATACGCTCGTCGTCAGAAACAATAAAAACCGCTTGCCCAGCCTCTAGGACGTCTGCCTCGATAACTGTCTCGCCGTCTTCTAGTGTCATTTGCGCTAGACCTACTCTAGCACGTAGCAAAGTTTTAATTTGCTTTAACATTTCTGTTGCTTTCATATTTATTATTTATTTATTTAGTGTTTATTCCCAAAAGTTGTTATAGTAACCCAGCTTGTCAGTAAGCAAGCGGTTTGCCTCTATGGCGTCTTGCTCTAGTTGCTCGGCTCTGTCTACTCTACTTTTTAAGTCTTCGTAGTCGGCAAAAACGTCGCTAGGATCAATTCCCAGCTCTTCGCTTTTAACCTCTAGGTCGTTTAATGCATTACGCATAATTTCTGTAACCTCGTTTAAGTCTCTTACATTACCATTGATAATAAAGTCATCTAGGTTATGCTCGCTTTTTACTCGGTCAAATGCGTCAATTATCATATCTGTCCATTCATAAGCTAGCCAGCTAGCGTCGTCTTCGGCATATTGAAAACGGTCTAGGTTGTCTTCAATGTCGCTAAGAGCGGACAGCTTTACTGCCTCTTTAGCTGGTTTTAGTTTGTCTACAATAGACAGTACGGTTTTGTTTGTATTCATATTAACTCCAGTTTCTAAATTGGTCTTCGTTTGTCCTGTATTGCTCGTCGGCTTGCTCTATTTCGTCTAGTAAAACCATGTGGTCGTCGAAATTATCGTAAACCTCGTAAGGCATTAAACCTAACTCTTCGGCTTTTTCTGCAATTTCGTTTAGCGTTTCCCTGTCGTTAGAAACGTCATCGTAACGCAAAACTGCACTGCCATTGTGCGTGTACTCGTCGTTTAAATTTATCCATGCTTGGCGGTACTCTTCAAATTTTTCATCGTGCCATTCGTAAGCTAAATAAGACAACAAACTAGCTTGGTCTTGTAAGTAGCTATATTCGTAGGAAATATCGTCTACTAAACCTAGAGCTACTTTTTTTAAGTTGTCAGCTTTGCGTTTTTCAGCTCTTAGCTGCGCAGCGTGTTTATTCTCTTCAAACAGTCTGCTAAATACTCTTTTTTCTGTACTCATATTTTTAAATTCTAGCTAAAAAGTTATCAATATCTTCAACGGAACTATAATAGTTATCTAAAACGTTTTTAAAGTCAGCTAAAGTCGTTTCTGTCTCGCTGTCCGATATGCCTAGCTCTTGACTAATTTGTCTAAAGTCGTCCATTTTTGTAAGCAAGTCAATAGATGTCTGCGTACTGCCTGGTATTAACTCTTCTAGTTTAATTATTTCGTCTCGTACTTTACTATATTGGCGTTTAAAGTCAATATTTGTACCATTAAGAATAGCGGCTAAAGTCGCTATGTCTCTTATCATTGACAGCTCAATTTTTTGGGTTTCAAAAAGTTTCTTAAATACTACTTTTTCTGTACTCATAATTATATAACGTTAGTTTGTTTTTTTTTGCATTTTTACTCGTTTACAGCTGTTATACGTCCGATGCCTTGCGCCCAGAGTGAGCCGTCGCAACAGTCAATACTATATGTTTTTTCGTCTTTACAAAGGCATGCGCGGCTACCGCCAGTTGGCGACGCGTTGTTGCCTCGTTCTACTTGGTAGTTGTTTTTGCGTTTACGTCTTCTATTCATAAAATTATTTTTGCGACATTTCAATTAACGCCTGTTTAATTTTTAGTAGCTTTTTAGCTGCCGACAGCTCTTCGGCTAGGTCTTCGGCTATAGGCTCTTTAGGTCTTTGCGCGCGTTCAGCGAAAAACCCCTCGATACTAAAACCGCGAATTGATCCGTCGACTTTCGCCATTTCCCAAAGTTTTTCGTTGTTGACTTTTACAGCGCCTACCCACGTACCGACTGGCAAGTCAAGGTCGTATAATGAGCTTTTGTCTTTTTCTTTGTCTTCGACTATCCAGCTTTCGACTAGTGAAACGCCGTCTACCTCTTTTATATGCTCGTAAGTCGCGTTGTTTGTGTTGCCTCGCATCAAATACAGCTCGCTAGCCTTTTTTACAGTCTCCTTTGTAAAGTGTATGTAGTACTCTTCGTCGCCGTCTTTGCGATATATCATTTTATTTGGCACTAAAAGCGCGCCCATAAGTATACGTTTGTCATCGTCTACTGCCTTAAACTTGTATTCTTTGTTATTTTCTTTTAACGCTACCCAGTTTTCCTCAATGGCAGGGTATTCGACTAAACTTATGGCGTCTACGCCGCTGTACTCGTCTGTTTCATCTATAATTAGCTCTATAATTTTCATATTTATATAACGTGTTAAATTCCTTTTTTGTTAAATGCTCGCGTCAGCTACAGTTTTACGCTCTAACTCTTGCGCTGTAGTAACGTCAGACGAAACTACGTAAGACCTGGACGGCTTGTTTGATACCTCGGCTATAGTGTCGGCAAGTTGGTTTGTACCGCTGCCACCTACTAGGTTAAAAGCTGGCGCAGACGGTCTACCGCCGCTAGGTGCGCTGCCGCCGCTGGCGTCGCCACCCTCTACGCCCTCTGGTTTTTTGACAGCCTTTATTTCTCGTACTGTTTTTAGACCAGATGCCAAGACAGTTGCTACCGATGCAATTTTTTGTATTGTACCAAATGGCTCTGGTATTACTGTTTTGTTAGCTAAAACCTCTGTAACCCCTTGGTAGGTGTTTATTGTAGCCGCTGCAATAGCCGCAGCCTTGCCAGCCTTGCTGTTTTTCCCTAAAATACTAGCGACTTGCCCAAATGTCTTTTTTACGTTGTCTAATTTTTGTTTTTCTTTTAGCTTGTTTTGAGCAACCTCTTTGTTTGACTCGTTAACTTTTTCAGCTGCAATTTTTTGATCGTAGAATTTTATAATATCTGCCTTTTGAGCCTCTGTAGCCTCTAACGCCTCTAACTCTGCTAGCTGTCTTTGTTTTTCTAACTCTAGTTTTTGTAGGTCAGAAATGGCTTTTTCGTCTTCGCGTCTCTTTTTAAATTTGTCTTGTATCGAGCTTATTGAGTTTTGTCTCTTCTCTTCGGCTGCTGCTGCTTTTGCTGCGTCGTCGTCTGCTTTTTGTTTAGCCTCTTCGTCGTCTTTTTCTTTTTGCGCCTTTACTTTGTCGGCTGCGTCTTTGTCTTGTTTTTGTTGTGCGAGTACAAAACCGTCTCTTTGGTTTTTTAGCTTAGTAAGTTGTTTTTCAGTTTCAGCTATAGTCTCGTCGCCTTTTTCCGCTACTTTTTCTGGGTTAAATAATAATTCCGCAGTACCCATTACAAAACCCTTGGCTAAATTTGTACCCTCGTCAATTATACCTAAAGATGCCAAACCAGCCGAAAGCTGGTCGACCATAGCTAGCAACGCTACTAGCGGCGCACTTATCATTGTAATAAACCCAGCTGTAATGTTTCTGTTTCGTTCAGCGGTTGCGACTTGCTCGGCTTTTATGGTTTTCTGGGTTTCTAGTTGCGCCTCTAAAGCTGCAATAGTTTCGTCTGTTTGAGCCTTTTTTAAATTCAGTATGTCGCGCTCGCTTTTGCCTTGTAGTTTAAGCGTGTTTTCGGTTGCGCTAATTGCATCAAACGCCGCCTGGCTTTCAGCTGCGCTTTGTTTTTGTGTTTCTAGTAAAGCCTCTTGCTCTGCGTTTGCGCCAGAAATGGCGTTTTTAATATCGTCCCAGTAGGCTACAATTAAGCCTATAGAAACGACTAGCGCGCCTATACCCGTAGCTATTATTGACGCTTTCAGAGCTTTAAAACTACCAGTTAAACCTTTAACCGCTGTAACGCCGCCTTTTAGACTAGCTCTAAAGTCTTGAAATTGCGAAACTGCGCCGCCAGTAACGCTGTCTAAAACTTGTAACCCCTCGCGGTTTCTGTCTAGGTCATCGCTAAACTGGTCTAGAGCTTTGCTAGTTTCTTTTATTTGCTTTATAGCGTTTTTGTTTTTTACCTCAAACTCTACGCCTATTTTTTCAACAGCCATTGTCCTTGCTTTTTAAGTTGTTTATATCCGTCTTTTAGGGTTTTAGGTAGTTTGTTTTTGCCTTGCGCGATACGTATGTTTTCGGTTTCGCCGTTAGCTTGCTGTAACATTTCTAAAATTAAATTTATCATGCGTCGTAGCTTTCAATGTTAAAGTCGTTTAGTAGCTCTAGCTGGCTTTTGCCTGTTGATAGGTTTGTCGTCAGCTTATTTATTAAGTAGTTGTTTCCAGCTATAATAATTCTGTCATTCATTTGTATTGACAACAGTACCGCCAGAGGTAGCATAGCCTCTACTTTTGTAATTCGTTGCTTTGGGTTAAAAACCCCTCTTATGTATTTTTCGTAGTCAGAAAACAAAGTCTCTGGAAAACTTAATTGCCCTGTCCATTCGCTTACCTCATAGGAGAAATTTAATTGAAATAAACCTTGTTGAGGTGTTAAAGCATAATGGTTAAAAGGCATTGACCTAGGTACTCTAGTAACGTCGCTTACTGGCTCGTTGTCTTCGTCTACCTCGTCTACTATTTGAATTTGAGGCGTGTCGTTTCCTGGGTAGACAGGGTAGAATAAAAGCGGTTGCGGTAACATAGCATTTTGGCTTTTGTCTACAGACCACCCCCATTGTAAGTCTAGTTGTGCGCCGCCGTTAGCATCGTTTAACCGTTCAAAAAGAAAATGTCCAAAAGGCGCTGTTACCTTATATAGCGAGCCTGTAAGGTCGTTTTGATCGTTGTTATATTGCAGCAACCCCCAGGCTTTGTTGTTAATTTCGCCGTACTTATTTGCTAGAAAACTTTTAGTATCGGAAAACTCAAATTTAACTTGTCTGTAAGGTAGCGCTGCGTCTACGCTAGTTTTTTCAATTCCTACAAATTCTGTAATGTCTCTATATGCCGAATAGTCTTGGTAGTATTCGTTTAGCGGCTGTACTTTTATTATGCCGTCGTCTTGCACAAAAGCCGTAAGGTTGAACATGCGAAACAAACCGCTTAAAAAGTTAAGCACCGTAATATCTGGCATTTGCTTTGCGTAGTCAAATAAAAATTCTGTACCAGTTGTTAATGTCCCTATACTTCTATTCCAGCTGTCAGTTATAGGGTTTGGGTAGTCAAATTCAAAATAAGCGCCAGACCAGGTAATACTAGAAAATGTTACTGGCGTCGTAGTTTTTACGTATAGCAAAAAGTCAGCGTTAGGTGTTGTTACGTTTAAGTCGCCTTGGTTAATAGTAAGGCTACCAGACTGTAAAGAGCTTTGGTATACTAACTGCCCAAAAGTGTTGTAAACCTCGGCTATATATGTACCGCCAGAGCTATAATTTAATTGATACCGCCATTGTGTAACATATTGCCAGTCGTAATAGTAGTCTATATAAATTAAGCCATTACCAGTAGACGAAAATACGTTGCTAGGCGATGTACCACTAGGAAATTCAATAAGCGTGTTAACCTCAAATTCGCCACTTAAATTTTCTACTGCGCCAGACTTACGCGACAACCACATAAAAAGGTTGTAGAATTTTTTGTTGTTTGGGTTTTTAAAAAAGTCAGTCGAAAACTGTAGCTGCGGAAACGTATTTTCTATAGCCTCTATAATTTTATTGACGCGCATAGCTGGCTTTAACTCATTCCATTTTACGCCATGCTTGTTGCCTCCTGGCGCTAGGTTTCCTGTATTATGGACAGAAGAGCCGCTATCGTAGTAAAGCCTTTCAGTATGAGTAATTAAAGGTACTACCTCGTCAAAAATTAAGCCGCTGCCGTAGTCTTGGTTTGCGTCGCGTTGCAGCATAGCTATTATATTGCTAGAACTGTATTCTGTAGAGCCTAAACCTAAAAGGTCTGACAGTTTGCTTTCGCCTATAGCATCTTTAAGTTTTACTATTTCGCCAAAAAATGTAACTCTGTACGAGTATGGTATATTGTCTTTTAAGTCTACGCCCTCTAGTTTTATGTAGCCTCTACGAAACGGCAGACTGTTTAATTCTATAAAAGCCGTCGTTTTGATCCTGGCGTCAAAAGAGTACCCAGCCTCGATGTTAAAGTTGTAGTAGTGTTTGAAAATTTTGTTGTTTGTTTTGCTAGCTGGCAAGTTAAAAGACTGACTAAAAGACGTAAAAATTTTTTCAAAGTCTCTAACGTTTTGTATGCTGTCTGTCAGCGTTACGCTTTCGTCTTTAAAGATGTCTACTCTTTGCCCTGTTATGTATAGCTGCATTTCTAGCATTACCGTACTTTGTTAATTATGTCAAATGCGTTTTTAAAACCTATTTCGTATTGTACGAGCTTGTCGTTGTTTAGTGTCTTTTTCTGTAGCGACTTAGTTGTACAGACTACTGGGTAGACCTCTAAAGCGTCGTCTGGGTTGACTATCCATATTTTTTTACTTAGCATAAGCTCTTCTAGTGTCTCGTTAAACTCTTCGTTTACAAACGGTGTGTTAAGAGTAAAGCTGCTAGTACCTTGAAAATTGTAAGTTTTAGTTTGATGCTGCGCAACGTTATAGCCGCCTGTAGAGTTTACGATGTTTCTTTTAAATGTTTCGTGTTTAGTCTCTATGCTGTCTTTACGCATCAACGTAAAATACATGTCTTGAAGAGCGCCGTATTTGTTTACGAAAACGACTTTGTAAGGCGTAAACCTAGGTTCGCAAACTCGGTTTATTTTCCAGGTAACGCCGCTTACAGTCTTTGTTGTTGCGGTTGCGCTAAATGAATTGTATGTAAAACCAGTCGCAGAAAAAGTCGGTACGTAGCCAGCTGTATTTTCTGGCACGTATAGCGTGCGAGTTGTTATTGCTGGCGGCGTGCCAGTTTCTATAATGTTTGCACCTTGCGTAAAAAGCGTGTAACCGTCTACGCCGTAAAAGTTAAAAGTTGTTGCGCCTGGCGCTGGCGTACCGTCGCTAAAATAAAACTCAATTTCAGCCTCGCATTCTAAACTTTGACTAGTGTACGTACCGTCAAACTCGATGTCCAGGTAGTCGGAAAAAAGCTCGCCTACCTCAAAAAGCGCCTCGTAAATTTCTATACTACCGCTGGGTTGCTCTACTGCATTTTTTCTAACTACATACAAAGGCGTAGTTGAGCCGTTAATAAATAAAGTCAAAACTGCGTAACCCTCTTGTATAGGTGAGCTTTGCCCTAAATTCGCGTACAAACTTATTGTACTTCTTAAATATCTTTTGTCAGCCATTATCTACGTTTTCGTCGTTTTTTTCTTTGCTCGTTTTCTATTTGCTCTTCTACGTCTTTTGCGTATGCCTTTGCAAATTTTCTTTGTATGCCTCGGCTAGCTTGCTCTTGCGCGTCTTCAAAAAAGTACGTAGGTCTTAAACCAGTATTCCAAATGCTACGCGTCATTAAATAAACCAAAGACTTTCGTTTTATGAATTTGCCCTCTTTGTCGCGTGCCGCTGGTATTCCTTTTTGTACAACCCATTTGTCAATAGCGCCTCGTAGGCTGCCGCTGCTGCCTGTACCAGTACCAAATTGATATGGCGAGCCTGGCGCTTTGTTGTACCTTGCTACCGCGCCTGGCGGTTGCGCTTGCGGATCATTTCCCTGTACGCCTTGGTCTACAAACTTGCCATAGTCTAAACCGTAAAATTCTAGTACTGGGTTGTCTTCGTTTTTTTCGTTTATGTCGTATGTAAGACTTTCAGACAATGCGCCAGAGCTGTTGTTTTTTTCTAGGTTTGACTTTGCCTTAGAAATTGTATTGACGCCTAAAGCGTTCATTTCCTTAATTACGTTTTTTAGCTTTGGCATATAAATAAGTCGTTTTTAACCATTATGTCAAATGTCGTCGCCCAGCCAGCTAAATTGTTGCTAAAGCGGTCTACAAAAGGCTCGCAGTTTGCCTCGCCGTCAACCTGGTAGCCAGTCAGTCGTATTTGTCCGTTGTGTAAAAGCTGGTACAGTCTGTTGACTACAGCCAGTTGCGTATTGAGTACGTAATGCTCGTGCGCGTGTTTTTCAAAAATGTTTTTCGACTTGTCTTTTGAAATGTCAACCACGTCCATAGCTAAAACTGTTACGTTAAAACTCATCGTCTGGCTGTCGTTTGTCGCCTGGTTTACTATAATATGCGAAAGCGGAAAAATAGTTTGCTTGCTTAGGTCAACCTCTGACAAGTCGCCATACGTTACAGAGTTGACGTTTTCGTCGTCTAGTAAAATGTTTTTAATTGTTTCTAGCATTAAATAAAATGCTCTTGCGCCGTCGTTTGCCATTACCTTTTAAATTTACTTTTTATGTAATTGTCTTGTACCTCGTCTTTTTGCTTTACGTATGTCAAATAGGTTAAACAATTATGTACGTTTTTCTTTGCTACTACCTCTAGGTCTAAAAACTTGTTGTCAGCTAGTCTCATAAATGAGTGATACCACCCCCATTGTTTGTTGAAATTGTCTGCGCTGCCTGTTGTACTTTGGTTTCCTGTTGATCCAAAGAGTGAAACGTAGCTTTCAGTAAGTCGTTTTCTAAATGAAAAAAAAAATTGATAGCGCTAACAGCTACGCTGGCTGGCATATTTAGCATAGCATCGTACCAGCTATCGCCTCTGTAGTCTTCAATTTCATATTTCTTACCTAGGCGTTGCGTTACTGGTCTATACAATACAGCCATAGCTTTGTGCATAGTTTCCCAGTCGCCTATATTATTTTCAATGTCGACAAACTCGCCGAAACTTAGGTCGTCTAGTTGAGGTACAAAACCAAATTCCGTACCGCCTAGCTTAAACCTAGTAATTAGTAGGGGTTTTTCTGACAGAGCCTTATTTAGCTTGTCTGTTATTTTTTTAATGTCAGAGACTTTGACTTGCAAACTTTCGTCTGTTTTTAAGCCGCAAAAAATTTCAAGCATTTTAAGCGCGGCGTACTCGTCAGTCAACGTATCGTCGTCTTCAAACGTTTTAATGAATTTCTGGTATTGATGTAGGGGTATGTCGTATAGCGACGTAGGTACTCGTATGTCTAGTTTCATTTGTAAACTGTTTTATATATAACGTAAACTTACTAGAATTGAGCGCATAAAAAAAGGCAGCCGTTAAGCTGCCCCTAAAATTCAAACCAAAAAAAAGAATTTACGCGTTTTCTGGGTTTGCGTGTTTTACTGTCTCGTTTGCCCTCTGGCGTATTTGCAGTTGCTCTAGCGCTAGTCTAGACCTAAACAAATTGCTTTCGGCTTTTTTAAGCTGTTCAGAGTAATACTGTACTTCAAACTCTGCATCTTTAATTAAGTCGCTGTAGTCGTAATTTTCCATTATACTAACTCGGTATTAAAGGTTTTTGTTAATTTTAAAGTCATGCGTTTAGCAAGTCGGTTGCCGTTGTTTGCGTAGTCGCAAATAAGGTCGGCTATCTTGCCTTGCATGTCAAATAATTCATCTTGCGAAAACATATCGCAAAGGAAAAATTTGTCGCCTAAAGCGTCTGCGAGCTTTCCTATAAACTCGGTGTTTGTGTAACTAGGGTTTTTCATTATATCGAATTTTAAATTAACCAAACATATTTTTTGTTTTACGTCGGTGCGCCTGTTTGGCTTAGGCTGGACGGCTATTTTTCGTTTCCTATCGGCTAGCTACGGCTTTCGGTCTTACATTATTTGCCTACTCGCGACAGTTGCAATATACAATAAAGATACTTATTAACCAAATGTTTATAACTCAAATGCTGTTTTGCATTATTTCGAGGCAAAGATCCCCAGGTATAACCGACCTAGTTTTATTACCGCTTTGCCCCTGTACGCCGCCAGTTGTGCTGCCTCTAGGCGAGGCGTCGTGATGACAGTTTTGGTTTCCATTATGGCATACTGGTTTTGGCTGCCAGCCGTCTGGGTTAAACAGGCTGTATAAATTATTACTCCAAATGTCAGTAGGCTTTGCGCGGTTGTCGCCATATTGACAATACCATACAGTCGCGCGAGGTAAGCCTAGCATAAACGGCATTTTGCGCAGCATGCCCCTGGGGTTTTCTATGTACCAGTATTTAGGTTTTAGCTGTTTAATTATTTCTAAGGTCTTGACTGTAATTTTGTCGCCTAGTATTGCATCGTCTGTTTTTGGCTTTATGCCGTCTCTATGGTGTCTGACTTGTAAAATGCTGTAGGTCGTGCAAGGTACGCTTGCCCAAATTACTGTAGGCTTAAATGGTATTTTGTTTATGTCAAAATTAAGTATGTCGACTACGTAGTCAATTCCAGGAAACGGCTCGATGTCCGAGCTGTAAACTTCAAACCCTAGTTTTTCAGCCTCTTTGCCGACTGACCTAGTACCAGCAAATAATTCTAGTAGTTTCATATCGTTACTGCAATATACTATCTTATAGCGTATCTAGCAACGTTAGGTCTTGAAAGTTTTGTAAATATCGAGTACCTGGTCGCGTCGATGCTATGGTCGTTTTTCGGCTCTGGCTTGTTTAGTAGCATGCCGTTTTTGTCTTCTAGCCATTTGTAGTTTCTAAATTCCTGTATAGTGTTTGTGCTGCGGCTTGTAACAAAAATGTTATAACGTTTCATTAAGTCGATGCCCATTAAAATACTGTCCTTGCCTTTTGTCGCTGGCTTGCAATTCCAGCCGAAACGATGCAGCTCGTCAATACTCTTAGGCTCGGCGTTGTCTGCAAAAATTTCGTCGTTTCGTTTTATGCCTAGCTCTTGTAGTTTGTTGTGTATGTCGCGGTTTGTCATTCCATACTGGTAAAACTCTTCGTCTATATAGAGGTTGTTGTCGAGTAGGTAGGTTGCCACCTGGCAGCTCGGATCATTCACAAACCCCCAGTCTAGACCGCGTGCAATTAGCTTGGCTCGCTCTGGTATTTTGTCGCATTCGCTAAACTTAAAAACTGTTGCTCGGTTGCGTCCGACTTGCCCCAGACCATAGACGCGCCAGTAGTCTTCGTCAGTTTCTTTTAACCGCTCTATTTCGTCTACTAGGCTTTGCTCTAGAAATTTGTTGTCTTTGTATGTAGTGATATGAAACGCTGCGTCGTCGCGTGTTTTTATTTTCGTGTATATGTAGCTGTACTCGTCGCTGGGGTTGTAGTCTAGTATTATGGACGGCGCGCCTGGCGTACCTACTGTCCGAAACAAAACTTGACTGTAAGAGCTGTAGCTAAATTCGTTTGCCTCGTTTAGAAATGCGATGTTACGCTTGCGACCTTTCAACCTAGACGCCTGGTCTATGCTT